TAAGATTGTTCAAACGTAATTGGAAATCTTTCTAAAAACGCTTCGTTCAATACATTGGTACCGATAAACTTACCATCTTCTGAACCTTGACCTTTAGTATTCGCAGTAGCGATCACATTAAAGCCATCTTTAGGTTTAACGAATTTGTTAATCTTCTTAACAAAGACACCAGAACCTTCAAGGATTGGTTGTAAACACATAATTTTATTTGATGCCAAATCAATCTCATCAAGTAAAAGAACTGCGCCTCTTTCCATCGCTTCAATTACAGGACCATTCTGCCATACAGTCTGACCATCTTTAAGTCTATAACCACCTAACAAATCATCTTCATCTGTTTCAATAGTGATGTTAACTCTGATTAATTCTTTTTTCAATTCAGCACACGCCTGTGTAACTGACATTGTTTTACCATTACCAGAAAGACCTGTAATGAATAATGGATAGAACTGACCAGATTTAATTATATTCTTAACATCTGGATAGTTACCAAAACTTACAAAGGTTGAATCTTTTTGTGGTACGATATTACCAGTTAAAGATGAAACTACATAAGCCGCCTCTGTCTTCGTATCGGCAACTGGCGCTTCCATTAACTGTTCGTTCTCGGTAGGTTTACCATCAACAGGTAATTTGTAAGTACCTCTATCAACTTTGTACTTATCTGTTTTTAACCAAGAAGGATTTTTAATCTTCTTTTTAGATACTAGAGCGTTAATCTCACCTCTAGTTAAAGTGTCTTTATTATAGTGTTTATATAACACTGACACTTGTTCTTTTTGACTTGTATTTAAGTCTATCATAGTGTGCTCCTTTTTTTTCATAGTTTATAATATAATAATATCAGGATTTACATAGAAGTCAACCCTATAAATTGGATTGATTTTACTAGTGTTTTTCACTATGCAACCTCCTGAATAAATTGATTTAACAAGGTTCTACTAGTGATTCGCCCTTTCATTGACTTTTTAAATACTCTAGCGATACCACTTGATTTCATATTATCTTTAATACCTGATAAATCTGTATTTTCAACGTTTAACTTTTTACCGTTTAATAAGAAATACTTGTCATAACCCATACTGTCTACTGATGCATACTTCTCTTTTGATAAACTATTTTTAATCTTTTGAGTTGCCTTATATCTCTCTTCCCAATTTTTACAATCTCTAGCAAATCTTTCAACGTCATAACCTCTTAATTTTTTAGTCACATAAAAACCGATAGTAGATATACCGTGTCTTTGTCTTATAATATCTAAAAGTAATCCTGTATAAATGTCACTTGAATAGTATCTACCTTCATCTGCAACTGTGTATTGTTTTTTACCAACTTTGATAACTGGTTTACCGTGACCTGATGGAACCTCTGCACCACTATCACCTGAAGTAGAACTAAAAGAAAAGTTTGCGCCACCATCTGTTAAAGTAATTAGTGACATTTTTTCAATCTTGTTTTTATTCTTAAACATAGGTATCATTTTTTCAAAAGCGATTAGTGCTTGATTTAATGGTGTAGTACCTAAATAATAATTATGAGGCATATATAACATCTCACCTTCATAACTTTTTTGAAAATAATTACTAGAATATCTGTCATCATACGCAAGTGCCATATGATATAACCACATTAAAGACTCATCTAATTCTGTCTTCTTAACTTTATTGTTTGCAACACAAACTAGATTTACTTTATCTAACATCACATCACCATATTTGTATTCAAAATGACCTGATGTTTGGGTGTGTCTATCATCGCCACCGTACTCACTTGTAAACAAATAAACTTCATAAGGTATGTTTATTTTCTGACAAAACCAAACTAAATTCATTAACTGTTCAACTGTTTGTTTTAAGATATTACACATTGAACCTGACCAATCTAACAACATCATCATACCGTGATTTTTAGCGTCAGGTAAAATAGTTAATCTTTTGAATATATCATCTGAATATTTGTAAGATGGTAATTTAAGAGGATCAATAATACCAGTCTTATCTGTAGACGCTCTCTTATAAGCAGTCGCCGCTTTTTTCATTTCAAATTCTTTAACAAGATAATTAACTGTTTTCTTATTATCGTTTTTAAATTGTTTATAATGATTTTTTAACCAATTATAATATGTACCATACATAGAATATTGTTTGATTTCTTTAAACGCATATGATCTCATATCTTTTAAATATTGTTTATTTGAAATAATAACTTTACTTAAATTTGTGTTTGGTAAAGTAAAGTATGAATAACTTTTGTTACCGTCATATAAATTAGATTTTTTATCTTCTAAAGATTCGTTTGTAATAGAAACTAATTTTTGTGGCGCAACACCTTCACCACCACCAACTTGAGCTTCTTCATTAACAGCAGTCTGTTCACCAGACTCTTTTTTATCTTCATTATTGTTTTCTGCTTCTTCACTATCGCCAGAATCTTTATCATCATTCTTGTCAGTTTTTTCATCTGACTTTTTAGATTCAACTTGTTCACCATCTTCATTATCTTCTGATAGATTATAGTTTTCAGCGATAACGTGTGAATCAAAGTCAGGTAATTTTTTCATCTGTTCAACTTGTTTTTTCTGCCACTTCAATAAGTCTTTGGCAAGGTTGACAACATCATCAAAAGTTTTCAACTTGTCAACCTTACCTAACCAACTAACATCTTTAGGAGAAAAAATGAACGGCAATCTTTTTGAAGACTTATAATATAAGTTAATCTTATCAATTAACATATATTCTTTATTAATATCTTTTCCGTGAGTACCAAAGAAATCTTGTTTTTCTAATAAATCAAAACCATTGATATAGTTTTTAACTACACCTGGATATTGTTTTTGTATCATTCTATCAATTCTACAATCTTCTAATACATTTACATATGATCTTAATTCGTCATCATTCATTATAGATTTCCAACCATCAAAAGGTGTATGTAAAGCGTGAGCACATTCGTGTGCAATTAACATATCATAAACATCACCCTTAGGTTGTTTAAATACTGGTAATGTTAAAACTCTATTCTTTGTATCAAATGAAGCGGTTTTAACTTTATTATGTTGTACTGATATATTCTCTGTAGCGATTAACTTTGCGAGAACTGATTTTGTATCGAAATTAATAGTTTGTGTGTCCATACTAGCTAATCTATCAGGTCGCAATCTAAAAGTCAACCCTATATTTTGCGTTGATTTTACTAGTATTTTTGAGGTATAATGTTCTTACTTTGTTCTTTTTAACACTTTTTCGTATATATTTGACGCCAAATTCTTCATCATTAGTGGCGCTACCATACGACCGATTCGTTCAGCTTGTTTATCAAAATTACCCTCTAGTTTATAGTCATCTGGCAATCCCATAATTCTCTTTAATTCTTGTATGGTAAACTTTCTATTCTTGTTATAATGAAACACACCAGATACTGATTTTTGTTGTCCTCTTTGTGTAAGTGTTGGACAAGGTAAATTCGCTGCAGGTCGTATCATATTAAACATAGATTTTTTATAGTTAATATCTACATAGTAATATTCTTTATCAGTATCCCACTCATAGTGTTTAACATCTGTATTTAACAATTGTTCTATTGTAGTATTTGAATTTGATACCACTGGTTTCGCATTCTTTTCTTGGAAACCCATTTCTTTATACTTTGGCCATTGATCTTTTGGTATTATTCTTATTTCATTTTCACTTGGTTTAATATGTTTATTAGGATTAAAAGGTAATATCTCTACCCATTTCTTTTGAAAGCCACCTTGTACATAATCGTATAATTCTTTTTCTTCTTCTTCATTGTTTTGTACATCTTCAATCGCTTGTTTTAATGATACTTGTTGTTTATATGGTTCAGGATATACTTCGTTTTCCATAGTCATAAAGTTTAACCCTGCTTTATCCATAATATCATTTCTTACTGCGATAAAAAAACATCTTTGTCTTCCTTGAGGTGTACCATAATCAGCGGCGTTTAATACTTTACCAACTGCCTCATATCCTAGTTTACCAAACTCATTAACTATTCTATTAAAGTATTCTTTCGCTTCACCCATTGTAATACCAGCAACGTTTTCGCCGATCACTACTTTAGGCATTATCTCACCTGTGATTCTTGTAAATTCAAAGAACAAGTCTTCTATGTTTTCTACTTGTTTACCATCTGAATATGTCTTGGTTTGATCCCAACCTTTTTCTCTTTTACCAGCGACACTAAACGCTGAACACGGTGGCGAACCGTCTAATATATCTAATTCACCTTTTTGTATACCAGCGGCTTTTAAAAAGTCTTCGCCTTTCAATTCTTTTATATCTTGTGGTAAAACTGGTGTGTTTGGATAATTTGATTTGTAAGTATCTTGCGCTGATTCGACAAACTCATTTACACACAATATCTTTCCACCCGCTAATCTATAACCTGTAGAAGAACCACCACCACCAGCAAATGTAGATATGACAGTAAATAGTTCTTTATTTGAATTATCAATAACGTCTTTTAGAAAGTATGGTTTGTACATAATGTAATTATATTATCAGGTTTATTTAATAATGTCAACGCTGGCGTCAGTTTCAATTACTACTCTAGCGCCACAATTTAATAGTGGTTTTTCATTACCACCATATATTACTTTACTTGGTCCTTGTATTTCTACTTCGTGGCAGTATGTATTTTTACTACCTTGTTTTACTGTAATAACCGGATCGTCTTTTCCGTGTTTTTTATTACTACGAATCACGTGTTGATTCACGTGTATATATGTTTTTTTATTTTTTTTCATAATTAAAATCAAACACTATTGTATATCTATGATTATGTGGGTGTATCGCTAATTCATATGGTAAATTAGTTATAGAGTGCTGTATTTTTCCATTAAAAAATAATAAAGAATTTTCTACAAATGGTACAATAAATTTATCATCTACATTGGTTCCATATTCAGGATAATTATTTTTTACATAATATATGCAAGTTAAATCAGTACGGTGTGTATGCATTCCATAACGATTATTTTCTTTACTGATATTAATCCAACTTTGTGTTAAATAAAATTTTTTATTAAAAGTAATCTTTAGTTTTTCATTAATATAGTTAAAAAGAAAATCCCAATGCTCTAATCCTTTTGTTTTTTCTTGGTATGTTTTATTTAATGTTTGTACTGGAGGAATGTTATCTGAAGCTTTATAACCCTCGTTGATTAATCTATTTGCATCACTTATAAATTTTTCTTTATATGATAAAGGACATATATCAAAAAACCTATAAAATTTTTCTCCATTTACTTCTAACATATTTTTAAGTATTTAAATCTTTTCCAATAATTTTATCTTTTTGATTTTTCTTCTTTATATCCATAAATTTTTCAGCTTTATCGTATGCTCTTTTTAATTTGAATTTGGACACTTTATCTGTAAAGTTTAATCCCATTATGTGATCATATTCATGTTGAAAGATACGACTAAACATGCCATCTAAATGACCTTCTTGTAAATCACCTTTCTCATCTTCATACTTCACAACTATTTTACGAGGTCTAGTAATTGATAAAAATACAAATGGAAAAGTTAAACAACCCTCTTTCATAACTACAGTTTCTTCACTGCTTGATATAATCATAGGATTAAAACACGCCATTTTTAAACCGTTTTCTAATTGTGGGTGATCTCCAAGAACAAACATATTAAAAGGTAAACCAACTTGATTACAAGTCATTCCTATTCCGCCATATTTCTTCATTGTTGTAAACATAGAATCAACTAGTTCTTTTCTATCTTTAAAACCTTCTTCTTTTAACATATCGTCCTGAAATGGTGCGATTGCTGTTTGTACTCTTGGATCTGTTGGTGGTATTAGTTTTAGTTCTTTCATATTAACCTCAAATAGTTATCT